CCGGGTATCTCGATGCTGGGCAGGTCCACCACCACAGCACTGCGGTGATCAATGAAGCTGATGGCGCCTGAGACGCCGGGGTCAATTCCTATGCAGATGGTCATTTCGTGTTCTCTTTCATGGGTGAGTCAGCGCGCTTCGCCTTCTCTTTTTTGATGTCTGTCAGGATGTCCGGGCATGGACAATTGGGGTCGGTTCGGTATCGGGTCAGGGCGTCAACGGCATAGGCTGGGGACTTTTCTTCCAGCCAAATGAAGTGATCGACCATCAGGGCTCGGTGGTCGGTGAAGGTCATTCACGGGCTGCAGCCATCACGGCCCGGGCTTGCTTGAGCGTGTCCTTGGCCACAGCCTCCCCACGCTCTGCCCGTGCAATCAGCCGCCTCGCCCAATTGATGTGATTGACCCGGTTGTTTTTGGTCACGGAATCGGTGAGGTCTTTCATGCGGCCTCCGCAAAGTCAAACGATGGTTGTTGCAGGCGCTCGTCTTGCAGCGCTTTGTATGCGGGATTCAGTTCGCAGCCAATGAACTTGCGTCCGAGTGCTTGTGCAACCTGGCCTGTTGTCCCTGACCCAAAGAACGGATCAAGTACAACCCCACCAGCAGGCGCACCAGCCAGAATGCACGGCTCAATCAGTGCGGTGGGGAATGTGGCGAAGTGAGCGCCTTTGTAGGGTGTAGTGGCGACTGTCCAGACGCTGCGCTTGTTGCGGGTTTCTGTTGGCGTCATGTCTTGACGGTCGTTATCCTGCCGTTGCTCACAATCACCTTTTGACCTGCTATTTCCAAACAACTCACGGCCCATTGATTTCTCGGCTATTGCTGCCATGTCGCAGTAATATTTCTCCGACTTAGCCAGCAAGAAAATGGATTCGTGCGACTTGGTGCAGCGGTCGGTCACGCTTTCTGGCATGGGGTTGGGCTTGTGCCAGATGATTTCTTGGCGCAGATACCAGCCATCAGCACGCAGGGCGAAAGCCAGAAGCCAGGGGATGCCAATCAGGTCTTTGGGCTTCAAGCCATCCGGTATTCCTGGGTTTGGCAGTCCATCCGCCGTCACATTGTCAAAGTTATTCCCAGACTTTCGCGCAGGCCTTGTGGTTCCCGTGCTGGCGTAGCTATCCCCAATATTCAGCCAAAGCGTGCCATCGTCACGCAGCACCCGCTTGACCTCGCGGAACACCTCGACCAGCTTGCCAATGAATTCATCCGGCGTGGCCTCAAGCCCGATTTGCCCATCGTGCCCGTAATCACGTAAGCCAAAATAAGGCGGGCTGGTCACGCAGGTTTGCACAATACCGGCAGGCATACCACGCATGGTTTCGATGCAGTCACCGAAGTGGCATTTGTTCAAATAGTCGGTCATTTGTAAGCCTTTTGATGCTGTAGCCGGCGTTTTGCTTGCCTGAGTAGCTATTAAATTTGCAGTGCTCATGCGGCACCCCTGAGTGCGATCTGGTACGACTTGATCTGGTTCGAATTCAGGTTGTCGCCTGCCTGGTGGCGCGCCTTCAGCTTGTGAGCCCAGTCTTTCGCCCCGGTTGGCGTGGCCTGGCTGCTTCGCAAAGTCCCCAACTTGGCCAGCTCAACCGCCATGCGTACCGGGTCGGCCTTTGGACTGGGCAATGCAGTGACCTTTTCGGCTGGAGCAAGTCGGCACAGGTTCCTGAAAGCCATCGCATTCGGCACGCGGTCAGGCAGGTTTTTCAGTGCCCACATGATCGACTTCTTGGCGTTTTCCGAGTGCAGAAAGTTGCCCAGACAGTCGGCCCAAACGGTCTTGACATCACCGATTGGTGCCTGTCCCATCGACTGATCCCAAGCCGCACCGTAGGCGGCGGCCAGACGGTCAAAAACGTAGTTCACAGCGTCGAGGCTCATTGCTCAATCTCCAAAATTCTCGGGGTGATGTCGAGGACCATTCCGGTGCGTTGCGGGGCTTGGGCCAGGTTGTCCGGGTGGGTGCGTCCGGTCATTTCCTCCCATCGGGCTCTGGCAGCACGGGCGTCGGAGGACTTGAAACTTTCGGGGGCATTTGCCCGCTGTGCGGTCGGTCGGTCAGCCACCCATTCGGCCTTGAACCCGGTCCAGCCCCTGGTGCAGCATTCGCGCAGCGCGTCCTCCAGCCGCCAGCCAGCCTTTGCGGCTTCGGCCTGAATTCCGTCAAGCGCGGTTTGGGTCAGCTTTGCACCTTTGGACTTCCGGTGTTGACAGAAATCAGTCCAGACCGATTCCGATACGCCGACTGGCGGCGCGATAGCGCTTGTCTTCTTTAATACTGGTGTTGGTGTTGGTGTTGGTGTTGGTAGCTGAACGCCCGCTTCAATGTTTTGAGCGTCGGTTGAGCATCCGCTAACATCTTGGCTAGCGGGCGCTCCACTTGTTTGAGATTTCTTGGCAGCGAATGCTTGCCGCGATTTGACGGATGCTGCAGCGGACGCTCTGGCCTTTACCTGTTTGTCCTGCATGTGCGCGATTTCCGCTTCACACCGGTCGTGTGTCCAGCCGCTATCCGTCAGCGTGAAGAACTCTTTCAAGACCGACTCCACATCAGCGGCCATCGAGCGCATGCGAACCAGCTTCGCCGTCACCTGGATGTCAAATGGAAGTGGGCCTTCGCGCAGGTAATACTGGTCAAGCAGGCGCCTGTAAGCCAAGTCCTCCATTGGCTCAAGGTGGGCGGTGTGGGCAGCATAGTCACCGAGATGAAAAGGAAAATAATTGATGACGATCCCCTTAATTTGGGTTTCTGCACATGGCCAAGCCGTCCAGCTCGCCCATGACATCAAAAAAGCATTCGCGCTGGTTCTCAATGCGGCTGAGCGTTTCAAGATCAAGCTGGTGCTGATCTGCGCTCGTCATCGAGGCTGTGCGCTGCTTTTTTGGCTCCTGCATGGCAATGGGCCTACTGAGTCCGAGAGTCATTGCTACGACCCCGAATCTTTGCCGTCTTGATCGCATCGCCCGGCTTGGGCAAATCCACGTTGAAGCTGGTGCGCCCCGTGTTGTCCTTCAGAATCTTGGCGCGAAGGCGGGCCTGGCGATCCTCGAAAGTTTCCTTGCTGATTGCACCCGCCCGGCTCGGACGTGGGCCGCGCTTCTTGGGGGGTGTAGCTGTGGATACCGGCGCCTTGGCCGTGAATGCGTTTTGACCGGGCTGGTAATGCGCCAGACCCATTGCAGCCCAGTCGCTGTGAAGTGCTTGGGCGAGGCTCATGCAACACCTTCACATTCTTCTTGGTCGGCACAGTGACGATCAAAGGCGACTTGCCAGAGCGTGGCCGCTTCGGTGTCGTGAGGATATGGATTGGTGACGGCGTGGCCTTTGGCCGCGTCCATGGCGTCCTGGCGGGCTTGCGTCGCAATGCGAACGCGGGAAATGATTTCAAACATGGGGAGTCTCGGAAAGGTTGGGGGTTGCTGATTCGCAAAGGGAGTGCTGATCGACCGGATCAATCGCGGTCTACCCTGTCTGACGCTGTATGGGTTGCTGGTGCAGACGTGGGCGCAAATAATTGGTTACGAGCTACCCAAATGCGGCGCTCTTTTTCCTCATCGAGGTCAACCAAATGTCTGATGTATTCGCCCTGACTCATGCCGTGAAAATCGGCAATGCGCTGCACAAAGAGCAATTGCGTCTCCGTGAAGCGAACGCTCAAGGGAGTGCCGATGGTCAGCTTTTCAGTTCTGGGATGCGGCCGGGCGAATGCGGGGGTGTCGTTGAATGCGTCAGCCATTTACGCAGCTCCGGTTGGGGTTGGGGTATTGGTCGGCGTGCGTTGTTTTTTGAGGTGATTCAAAGCCGGTCCTCTTCGCAAGTTGCATCCACGGCAAACGGCTGTAACTTCCAGCGGCTTGCTGTAATCTCTGTGGTCGTATTCAGTAGCGGGACCACCGCAGTCGAGGCATGTGAAAAGAGATGGCTTTTTCAATTCGCCGTTTTTTATTGCCCGAGCAACTGCTTTGTGAGCAATCTTTTGCGGGCTGGTCAGATCAACCAGGCCAGCAACATCCCTACAGGCAGCGCACTTGTAATTAGATTGACCGCCTGTAACGAGATCAACGACACCGCAAGCAGTGCATGTGAATCGCGCCAGAGCCCCTTTTTTGCGGCCCATTTATGCAGCCTCTGTGGTTGGGGTGGCTTTTACTGGCTTAGCCTTGCGACGCAGCACGGACCACTGCACATCAGGGCGCAGGTCCTCGCAACGCACTTGTCCGTTTGTCAAGGCTTCGATCTGGGGGCAGTACTCTGCCGGCACACCTCTGGCTTTCCAGTTGGATATGACTTGTTTGGTGACATTGAGCGAAGACACGATCAAAGATCGGACTCCGGGTTGGTCAAGGGGGTGTGTTGTTTCCATGGTCCCGATCATACACTTTTTGTGTCCTTAGTACACATAAAGTTTTGAGGATCACGAAAAATGTGCCCAATGAGTACTCAATGGGAACGACTAAATTCAGAGCTTTCTAAAAAGCACAAGAGTTGGTCGTCTTT